TGCGGGAAGTGGATTCATCCCTCAATCGGTCTTTTTGACTCGCGCTTTCGTCCTGATGAGGTTTACGCGTTTACGCGCAAGATGCAGCGACTCAGGATCTATGCCTGCGAAGGCGCGACGACGATAAGCAAGCCGATCATCCCAAAGAAGCCGACAAAACGCGGTATCCCGCCCGCGCTTGTATGGGAGGTGGGCACTCACGAGGCGAAGGACGTCATTTATCAGCAGCTCGAGATCAACGATCCTTCCGCCCAGGGTTATATGCACTTCCCAGACACGGCCAGCTTTACAGAATCGTATTTCCGCGGTCTTACCATTGAGGAGTCGGTGATGCAGCGGGGTCGCGATGGCAATTTCTATCGCTTCTTCTTCAAGAAGTCCAGTGATGATCGCAATGAACCTCTTGATGCCGAAGTCTACGCGAACGCTGCCGAGCAGATATTCCGTCCCAATTACGAGAAACTGGCGAAAGAGTTCTCAGGCGAAGATGAATCGCCTGAATATCACGACAATCCGGATCACGGAATGGTAATCCCGACACCGAGAATGAGCCGGATGGGATCAAAATGGATGTCGGGCTTCGGTAAGCTGTAGCAAATTTGCTCCATTGACATAGCAAATTGGTAGGATGGCTGTCCAAACTACCAGCGGTGCGCCAGAATTGATAGAACAGGGCGGAACTTATGTCTTCACCGAGAACTTTTCGGACTTCCCGAACACCGGATGGACGGCGCAATACCTTTTACAGATCCCAGGCAGCGCTCCCTACACGACAAACGCGACAAATGCGACGGGAACCGGATTCCAATTCACGCTGAACACGGCGGATACGGTCGCTTGGACTCCGGGACGCTACATGTTCTCAGTTTACGCGACCGAAATGTCGTCAAATCAGCGTGGAACGGCTAAAACGGGCGTCGCTCAGGTGATTCCTGACCTTTCTTTGACGCAAGCGCCGAGCAGCGCGGCGACAATGCTCGCCAACATCAACGCGGCGATTACACAACTCACCACGGGCGGATTTCAGAGCGTTTCGGTCAATAACGTGAGCTACACGCGCTATCAGGTCACCGAATTGATTGCTTTACGCACGCGATTACAGGCTGAAGTCATTCGAGAGCAGCAAGCTCAAGAAGTTCTACGTGGAATCGATCACACAGGCATTATCGGGACTCGATTCGGCGGTCCCGGCACGAGAGGCCGCAATTGGCCGTGGGGCTGCAAATGAAAGTTCCATTCCACATCGATGCCCTTCGCAATGCGTTAGCGCCCAAACCAGTTCCCCGCCGCCGTGGCCTCGGCAAGAAAAACCCTTTGCGGATCGCGGCTGAAACTCCTAACGGCTCACGCGCATTGACCGTTACAGGACCGTCCAATTCAGTCGCGACCGCAACTCTTTCACGGCGTGATTACAAACAGGTTGTCGGGATCGGAGGAATCAACTCGGACTGGGCATTGTCGTCGCTTTCCGAGGATGCCGACGTTTGGCAGAACATTTACGCACTTCGATCTCGCTCCCGCGACCTTTTCCGAACCGATTGCTACTTCGGGAAATATCGCGAGGAACTCTGGAGCAACGTTTTCGGATCTGAAGGCATTACCTGCCGGATGCGAGTCAAGGAACAAGAAGATCGTGTCGTCTACGCTTCTGCAGGAAAGGAATTCAGCCAAATCAAAGGCGAGCATCGCAGATTCAAGCGCGTTTTCGCTCGGCAGTTACAGGAAATGGAAGAACGGCAGTCAGCGACGATCCAAGTCGGAGATCTCGACCTTTACGCCAACAAGGTAATCGAGGACGCATGGGCGCGATGGAAGCGCAGAGAGTTCTGCACGGTTTCTGGCGCACTCAGTTACAACGAAGTCTGCCAGGTGCGTCTTTTGTCGTGCGCGAGGGACGGCGATTACTTCCTTCGGCACATCCGATCTCCATCGATCAACGAATACGGCTACTCGCTTCAGCTAATCAATGCGGAATGGTGCGACTACTATCTGAACACGAAGCTCGAAAACGGAAACGAGATCCGGATGGGAATCGAGCGCGATAAGTGGGGAAAACGGCAAGCCTATTATTTCATTCAGCGCACTCCGATGGATTGGCAGTTCGGGACGCCGGGATTCGGGATGACGGGAGATCGCAAGCTTTACACGCGAATCCCTGCGGAGGAGATCATCCATTATGCCCGATACATAGATGGAGATTCGACGCGACCTGCGCCGTGGAGCGCATCCGTGATTCAGAAGTCACGCCATCTCGACAAATACGAGGAGGCTGAAGTAGTAGCTGCACGCGTCGCGGCATGTAAACTCGGATTCTTTACTTCTACTATGGACCCAGCCGGAGGAACCGGAGTCGGCGACAGGCCAGACCCGACCAAATCGGCAACGATGGATGCTGAACCGGCATCATTCACAGGTTTGGACTGGGGAGTTGATTTCAAATCATGGGACCCGTCACACCCGAATGGCAATTTCGATCTTTTCCGGAAAGGAATGTTGCGTGCATGGTGCGCCGGTATGCCGGGAGCGAATTACAACATCATCGCGAACGACCTCGAGGGCGTGAACTATTCGAGCGGACGCCTCGGAATGCTCGACGAACGCGAGTTGTGGAAGCTGATCCAGAAATTCGACATCGAGATCGCGGAGCGTCCAATCTTTGAAGCATGGCTTGAAATGTCGCTTATGACCGGCGCGATTCCGCTCCCACTGGCGAAATTCGACAAGTTCAATCGGCCAATCTTCCGGGGTCGCCGATGGGCGTGGGTTGACCCGTTAAAAGAAGTCGAAGGGAGTGCCCTCCAGGTTGCTAACAATTTCACAAGCCGAACGCGCGTGATCGAAGATAGTGACGTGGATGCCGATTTCGAGCAGATCGCATTCGAACTCGCCGAGGAAAAGATGCTCCTCGATGAACTCGGTCTAGATACGACTCCGATGGTTGGGAAAGTCCCCGCGACTAAACCTGCGCAGGACACCGCCAGCGATCAACCCGCCGCGCCAGATCCCGCCGCCGCCAAAGAATTAGACAAAGAGAAGCACGAACGCCAACTCGAACTTGCAAGAGCGGGAGCGACGACGATTTCTAATCCTACGACGATCAACATTCCGGAGCAAAAACCCGCGAACGTGACCGTCGAAGGCGCGATTATCAGTGTCCCATCGCAGAAACAGCCTCCCGCTCCGATTATCCAGATTCCGGAGATCAAATCTCCGGATGTGATCGTGAATGTCGCTCCTCCCGCGGTCACGGTTAGGAACGAGATTAAGATTCCGAAAACCAAAAGCATCACAGTGCAACGCGACGGCAACGGCAAACTAAGCGGCGTCGAAGTGGAGAAGGAATAAAAATGTATGTTGCTCGGAATTCTCGCGACACGCTCGGCGGGACCGACTCAGCCTACTTTGAGACCCGGTAGGGTTTACAAAGGCCGCTATCCATATTTTGAACCTCGCCGAAAGCCTTATTGGGAGAAACCCGATCCCGAAGAGGAAGAATTGATCGCGATAATCGGAATTGATCTAGACTAATGGCTGACGGACACATAGCAGTCACCGAGGGGACAGGGAAGAATCTCCAGACCTTCGAGAACACAGTCGGAGGAGTGGACGTTCATTCCGAAGCCGTCACGCTCGCGGATACGTCCGGCGCTCCGATAACTACGCTGCCAGTGTCCGGTCCAATCACGGACGCGCAGCTACGGGCCAGCGCAGTCCCGGTTTCCGCCGCGACGCTGCCTCTTCCGACACTCGCATCCACTTCTACGAAGCAAAGCGACGGAACTCAAAAAACACAGGTCGTAGATGGCATCGGTAATGTCATATCTGCGACGGCTAATGCGTTAAACGTTAATGTCCAAAACGCATCCATCGCGATTACGGGAACGATTGCCACGAACGAATCTCCAGATGCGACGTCCACCTACGCTCCAACGAATGCTACGAGCGCGACATATGAAGCGAGTCATGTGGTAAAAGGTTCTGCCGGAGTCTTATTCGCTGTGACTGGATTCAATTCAAGCGCGAGCGATCAATTCATCCAGATTCACGACGCCTCTTCTCTGCCGTCTGACACGGCGGTTCCCGCAATCATGTTTCTGGTCAGAGCTTCTAGGAATTTCTCGCTCAGTTTCGGAGGAAAATTCGGCAGATTCTTTTCAACCGGGATCGTGATTTGTAATTCTTCGACAGGACCAACCAAAACCATCGGATCGGCAGATTGCTGGTTCGACACGCAATACAAATAGAAAAGATAACTTATGAGCAACCTAATACTACCAGACGACCCGATTAAGGGTCTGCAATTTGTCGAGTGCTTCCAAAATGCGAAGCGCATCGTATCAGATCGCAGATCAGAAAATCCACTTGGCTTTGACCCGCTATGCGGACGCCAATTATTCAATGATGGCCCATACATTGACCCGCCGACAGCGAACCTTACTACGCTCAGTTCAACGTCAATCGAGGACTTGTGGACAGCAGGGACGTGGACACCAATCTTCGCTAACGATCCCAAAGCCGGAAAAATTTACTGCGTTCGAGCCGGAGGCACAATTTCCCTAACGGGCGGAACAGCCATCATCACCCCTCAGCTTGCCACAAGTTCCACTGCGCTCGGCGCAAGTTTAACCATTGGCACAGTTACCTGCACAATCGCAGCGTGGTATTTGGCCTTCGACCTGGTCATTCGCACAGTGGGAACGGCAGGGACCTGTATCGGAACCGGATACATGGCATTCAACGGCGGCGTTGTTTCCGGAACGGCCAATCCCAACTTAGTCGCGTTCGGCGGAACATCCGCCGCGATTAACACGACAGTCAATGATGGCATCCAGATTCGCAAGACCTTGAGCACTACGAACTCAGTTATCCCTGAGTTCGTTTACATATTCTCACGCAACTAATTTGCAGTCAGTAAATACACTTCCGTGGATTCCAGGGTTGCCATTCGGCGCACTGGCCTTCAAAGAGCAGGATGATTCATTCGGGCAACCGCAACGAACGTTTACATCGTTCACTGAGTTCTACATGCAGAGCACGGGAAGCAATCTCAACTCTGGCTCAAGCACGGACGCTGCCGCAATTTACACCAGCACAAACGGGAACTGGTCAACGACAACCAACATATTTACTCCCACTGACGGCTCAGTCCCGGCGGCATCAGGAGTTAGCGCTGGTCAGTTTGCTAGTATCTACATTGATGGCGCTACAGTCGCCGTTTACATAGTCAGAATAACTTCTGTTGCTGCCGGTGCAAATGGAGCTATTACTATGGACAGCGGGGGAGGCACTAATACTCTTTACGGAACTCCCCCGGTTACGTCTGCTACGGCGCGCAGCATTAAGATTGGTGGGGCATGGCTGGGGCCGAACGGATCAAGCACATTCCCGTTTGGCTTATCTGGCGGAACCATAGCCGCGTTAATTAATACCAACGGCGACCGAGCAAGGGTCAACGCTAAAAACGATCAGACCTATACCATGACGACTGCCCTGCCATTTGCCACATTGTCGGGTTCGGTATTACAGGGTTACGCAAATGCTCCTGGTGATGGCGGAAAAGCTACATTTACTTCCAACGTAACATCGGGTGGAAATTTCACCCATTCAGCGAACGCAAACGCCGCATACTTCGACTTGATTTTCATCAACACCGGAGCGGCTAACGCTAACCATCTTTTTGATTGCTCGGCAAATGCCGTGTTTTTTAGATGCGTTTTCCACGGGGCGCGCGGAGCAGGATTGAACAATTCGGGCGCTAACGGCATGACCGCCATAGAATGTGAAACGTATGATTGCAATAAATCTAACACCGCTGGCGTAGGAGGGTTCAGGACAGCTAACTCCAACGCGTCATTCAACTGCCTTAATTGTTATTCCCACGATCACACGGCCGGAAGCAACTGCGATGGATTTTCGTCTCTTGTGAATAATGGCGGCAGCCTCGTCTTAATAAATTGCATCATTGATACGGTGTCAGGAAACGGAGTCACTTTTTCCAGCAGCGTTGCGCAGCTCATATCCATAAATTGCGATTATTACAACACAGGCGGAGACGCCATCAAGTTCGCAAGCACTAATCCTGCCGGGTTCAATGTGATAATGAACAACAATTTCTCTAGGATTGGCGGAAGGGTCATTAATAATTCGGTTGGAGCGTCTGTCGGCGGCCCGGGGAGCGAATCTGGCATCATATACAACAACGGCAGGGGGACGGATATAAATGTTACCGACCAGAGGAAAAGCATCATAGAGACCTCCACCGACATTTTTTATCCGCTAGGAGTTACTCCGTGGAATTCGCCTGATTCCGGAGATTTTTCAAAGGTTCTAGCCGCCGCAATCGGATCAGGTCGCGGCGCATTTACGGAAACCGATGGAACGAACACCGGCACGGCGAGCTTCCCGGATATTGGAGCTGCTCAAGCTAATGCAATTACTCAATCTCCAGCATGGGCCGGAGGAGATTTCATTCTGCCCCTTGGATATGTCAGTCGATCCTACCCTAAATATCAGTGGGCGTTCACGGTGGGCACTTCATTCTCTCTCGTATCCGGATCTCTCCCGCCAGGATTAACACTCAACACGATCAGCACGACTACCGCTTCAATCGTGGGAACTCCTACAGCACTTGGAACGTATGCTTTCGTTCTCCGGGCCACGGTCGGAACCAGCACGGGGGATGCGACATTCCACATTACAATAAGCGCCGATCCAGACGAAGGCATCGGAGGCCTGCTGGGCGGCTTACGTCCAACCTGCTAAATTGACATTCACGCGATTGCGTGAGCACGATCAAGATTCCGGCAGCGATGTTCCGGTCTGCCGAGTTCGGCCCGATTGATGTAGCCGAGAGAACAGCGACTCTTTCCGTTTCGTCGGACGAACCGTATCAGCGCTTTTTCGGGACCGAAATTCTGAGCCACAAGGACGGATCGGTTCGTTTGAATCGCCTTAACCGAGCTGGCGCCCTCCTTTTCAATCACGACCGTAACGCTCACATCGGGCGCGTAGTTTCCGCTGGCGTCGATGGGAAGAAACTCAACGTCACAGTCAAGTTCGGCAACTCTCCGCTCGCCAAAGAAAAGTTTCAGGACATTCAAGACGGAATTCTTCAAGAAGCGTCCATCGGATACGAAATTCACAAGATGGAGGAGGACAAGGAATCAAAGTCCTTTACCGCAGTCGATTGGGAGCCGCATGAGGTTTCGATGGTCACTGTTCCCGCCGATCCTTCGGTTGGAATGGGACGCGACCTGATGACGAAAGACCTCGAACTCGTTGACAAAAAGGAAAACTCGAAAGCGAAGACGAATATGGAACTAATCGAAAAACAAACTCCGCCGTCGAACATCGACGTGATCAAAGAACGCGAAGAGGCGGTCAAAGATTTTCAAGGCCGCTGCAAAAAGATCACTCAGTTCGTCGGAGCGATCACGAATAACAAATGGCGCGAAGTGGCTGAGAAGATCGCGCTCAAGCATCAGCAAGGCGAAGCCAATTTTGAGGAGTTTCGCACCGAAGCTCTGAACGCGTTCGATCCCGCGAAGCATATCGAGATTCCTGATTCGCGAATCGGCATGGGCAAGAATGACCGCAAACGGTTCTCGGTTCGCAAGATGATTCTCGAAGCGTTCGTGACCGGCAGACTGACCGGCATTGAAAAAGAAGCGTGCGAAGCCGCGCGCGAACAACTCCGCGGCGCAGGCGATAACGTTATCGATGCTCGCGAAGGTTTCACGCTCCCCGAAGACATGAGCCAGGCGAGCATGGCCGAAGATCACGACATGGGTAGCCGCGAAATGGATCGCGTCCTCAGCGAGATCCGATTGCTCAAACGAGGTCTGTCTGCTTCCACGCAAAATCTTGGTGGCTATCTGATCGGAACCGATCTTCTCACCGGTTCACTTATCGAATTTCTGCGCGTTCGCACAACGGTCGCGAACATGGGCATCACGAATTTGGACGGGCTTGTGAACAACGTAGCGATCCCGCGCGTCACTGGAACCGGATCGGTATTCTGGCTCGCTGAAGGTGCGACGGTCACGGCCAGCACTCAGGCATTCGGCCAGCTCACACTCACGCCGCATCGCCTCGGAGCAGACACTTTTTACACCAAGCAGCTTTTGAATCAGGCATCGCTCTCGGTCGAGGCGTTTGTCCGATCTGATCTGGTAGCCGCGCAAGCCGTCGAACTCGACCGAGTTTACCTGAACGGTTCGGGAATCGCTGGCGAACCGATCGGAATCTTTAATACGGTCGGAGTCGGGACTATCACCTACTCGGCAACGGTTACTCTCGCGAAGTTGCTAACCCAGGAATCAGATGTTGCTGTTGCTAATGCCGACATTGGCGCGCAAGCATGGCTATTCTCGCCAGCCGCCCGCGCGAAACTGAAAGCCGCCGTCGCGTTCCAAAACACCGCATCTCCGCTCTGGGACAATAACAACATGGTGATCGGTTATCCCGCCGTGATGAGTAACAACCTGCCGTCGAATAAATCAGTCCTTGGCGTATGGAGCGACTTTATCGCCGCTCGCTGGGCCGGTCTGGATGTGGTTGTCGATCCCTACAGCTTGAAGAAATCCGAACAGATCGAGGTCACGATGCACCAGTGGGTCGATTGCGGAATCCGGCATCCAGTAGCGTTCGAAATCAGCACCGACTCAGCAGCGCAATAATATGGCAAATCCAGCAGTCCTAAAAGTGAAG